AGCTCTGATATTCGTTCAATAAATTTGTCAAACATGAATGGGTTAGACTTATTCCCAACAATTACTTTAACAAATTTGCCTGTAAGTGTATTTATATCATAATTTGTGTAATCTGTGTCCGTATCATCATAATATATTTTCTCAAATAATGTGAGCGGATTAGGTATTGCTTCTACAGTTTTTGTATCTGTATCGAATACATGGAAATATTTCTGATCTCCAGCATCTGCCCATGTGAATTCCATTTGGCATCCAAGGTATCTGATGTTGCCTTGTTGTGAACTTGCATGGTAATGACCAGATAAACATAGGTCAAAGTGTTTAAATGGTTCTACACCCATACCATGACCCATAGGTTGTTTAATACCTCTCATCATTTCAAAGCCTTGCAACTCTAAATGACCCATCATAATACCTTTATTAGATGCTAAGAAATCCATTGATTGGTCCCAATTCTCTGGATTAATCCATGGCAATAAATGTACATCACAACCATCATAGTTTAAGGTTGATGGTTTCATAATGATATTGATATTGCTTGTATAATAACCTAATAGTTCTTTGAGAGAACATAGATCATTTGTGTTCTTATGGAATACATCATGGTTACCTGGAATAATATCCATGGTCATACCATTTTGTTTCATAGGTTCAAGGAAGTGTCTACGATTAGCATTTAATGCTTTAAAGTTTACAAACTTACGATGGTCATAATAATCACCGAGATGTATAATATGTTTTATATCATTATCTTTACAGAATGGAAAGAATATTTCAGAATAGAATCTCTCTTGAAAGTCTATGAATATTTCTGAACTATTTCTTACACCGCAGTGTGTGTCATTTAATAAAGCTATCTTCATTTCCAAGGTTCTCCCATTACCCAAACAACTAAACTATATCTTGTACCCTTTGTAACTTTTTTTACTCTATGATATGTATCAGATGGAAATACAGCTATACTACCTAATCCAGAACGTACTTGCCGTGGTGTTTTATTCCAATAATGATCTTCTGAATCAATCATTAATTCACCACCTTCATAGTCATCATTTAGATTTACGGTAATACTTAGCTTTCTTGTTTTACCACCTGTCTTACTTAAATCTCTATTCGTATCACGATGCCAATTATAGTGACCGCCTACTTCATATTTAGTAAATTGAATCATTACTGGACGTTCGATTTCAAAATTCCAACCGGCATGGTAGTTTGCATTATCTACATAATTCATCAGCATTTCCATAATCCATGGATCGGTTAACCATGCTACTTGACAAACACGTGTTTTCTTTGCAGGTTTTTTACCTCCATCAACCGTTGCCTCTTTAGTAATTTCTGCATTTCCTATCTTAATTAGTTCTTCACACATGCCTTTATTAAGCGCACCGTCGAATACCCATGAGTTATTTTTTAATCTCATCTCTTATCTCCTTATTTATTTCTCTTACCCTTTCTAATAAGGTAAGTTTGCCTTGTCCAGATTTTACAAAGGCACTAGTATCTTTTGGAAAGCACATACCACCAAATCCATATTTTCCATCTGGTCCAGGAACCATCATATGGCTTTCTCCAATACGCTGATCCATGCTTATTATTTTTGTTAATTCATTAAATCCATCTTCACCAAACATATCTTGTAGCTGATTAAAGAATACAACCTTTGTTGCAAGGAATGAATTAATTGCATATTTTGCATATGCGGCTGTTTTCATATCAGTAAATTTGATATAATTCATTTTAATTCCAGCATCTTGAAATACTGTACACCAAGATAAACATTGGCCTCCACCAAATATAGAAAACTTTTGATTTAAGAATTCTTCTTGTGAATCTGCTTCTGTTAAAAACTCTGGATTTGTTGTAAGAAATCTATCTTCTTTTAATAATTCAACAAGCTCAACTGATATTGTTGACTTAATAAGAACAGGTACCTTTGGTGCATGCTTACGAATCTCACGGTGATATTGTTCAACCATCATATCATCGCATTCACCTATCGGCCCTTGTGGTGTAGGTAAACATATAATAATACCATCATAAAGATGGTAATGTGGATATATGTAATCTTTTTGAACTAATTCATAACCAGCTGGAGGATCTAATATTTCTACAGAATATTTTTGTGATATACCTGCAAATACAGCTCTACCTACTACTCCATATCCTATAATTAAAAATTTCTTATTCATCCTTCTATTATATCATAGTTTTCTGTATTGTACATACTAAACCAATCTGCAAAATGTTTAATTCCTTCTTGAATTGATACTTTTGGGGTATATCCTAATGAACGTGCTTTTCCTATATTTGCTTGTGTTGATTTAACATCTGCAGGATGCATAGGCAAATAGTTCTTTAATGATACTCTACCTAATTCATTCTCTAAGCATTCTATATAATCCATTAACTCATTTGATTTACCTGTGCCAAGATCATAAATCTCATGTTGATTCTCTTGAGGTTGGTTAAGCATATACTCTAATATAATTTCAATACCATCAACTAAATCACCAACATAAGTAAAGTCTCGTTGCATGTCACCATGATTATAGATGTCTATTGCTTTACCTCGTGACATGAGATCTGCAAATGTATGTAAAGCCATATCAGGTCTACCCCATTCACCATAAACAGTGTAAAACCTCAAGCCGCTTGAAAGTAATTTAGAAGATGCAAATTGCTTTTCGTTTACATATTTAGACCAAGCATAAGGATTAAGATGATCAGAATCTGCCGTAGATGACGAAGCATATATAACAGGTATTTCATATTCTTCACATGCATGTATTAGTTTTTGAGTTGCAGTTATATTTGTGTCAATATACATTTGTGGATTCTCTAAAGAATGTCTCACACCTGCATGAGCAGCCAAATGAATAACAGCATCAAAATTTTCTAAATTGTGTCTCCAAGGGATAATTTCTATATCATAGTCAATAACTTTGATACTAAACTTATCTCTTAATATGTTTGCCCTTTCATATTTTAATTGAGGATCATAATAATTATTAAAGTTATCTACACCTGCAACTTCATAACCTTCCATAGCCAATTTCTCAGCTAAATGAAACCCAATAAAACCAGCAATACCAGTAATAAATATTTTATGCATAGCTCATATGTAGTTCTAATCCTTTCTTTTTCTTCTCCTTTTCTTCCTTCGCAAAGTCTTTGACTTGCTTATCCACTTCTTGGATCTTCGAAATCTTTTCACGAAGTGTGTCAAGGAATGATTGATCGATTGGACTATTCATATCAATAGCAGATACGAACTCTTCAATGTTTGCTTGCTCCATAAATTTAAATTTAATATCAGCTTGTTTCTTTTCTTTTACAATACGTCGTATAAAAGCAAAGTAAGCGATTTGTGTAAAATAAGAAAATGCATTAGGCTTACCAGTTCTTGTGCTTGCATCTATTCTATAATTGTATATTGCTTTCAAACAATTCTCAACACCATCCATTACCATCTCATCTCGATATGTGTATCGTACAAAGTTTGGTTTATGAGATAATCCTTCACAGATCTTCATAAAACATATTGCGATATAATCAGGGACAACTGGATTCTTCTCACCTTTTTCTTTTGCTTCGTTGGCTCTTTCAACATAGTCAACAACTGCATATGAGAAGTCTCTATTATTTACGTAATGGGGTTTATCACGGGGTTTAATCTTTTCAGGCATAATATTTCCTATTAGTTCAAATGTATTACCATTATAACATAAAACAATCAATTGTACATACTTAAATGCTAAAAGATGATCCGCATCCGCATGTTGTTTTTGCATTAGGGTTGCTTACAATGAATCTTGCTCCTTGCAAGTCTTGTAAATAATCGATTGTTATTCCTTCTAAATATTGATAGCTCATAGGATCTATCAAAACTTTCACATCATTCTTTTCAATACTAAAATCACCGTCTATTGTTTTTTCATCTAGCTTGAAACCATAGTTAAAACCTGAACATCCACCACCAGATATGTAAACCCTTAAGTTTTCATTAGGTGATTTCATTTCAGCTACTTTATTTATGGCGTTATCAGTTATTTGCATATTTATTTTAGCTAAAGTATGTACAAAGCCGCTTTTCTATGGTATAATAAGAGAGTACTCTCTGCGGGGGGAGACAGTATTAATGGGTGGTGGCGTTTCCCTTCATTATCTTCACTTGTTCTTCCATCATTTCTTTATCCGTTTGGATCTCATCTAATATAATTTTCATATAGTGATGCTTCACATCATCATTTACATCTGACGTGAGCATTACGTTAAAGTTTTCTAAAATATGTAGTTTCTGATTAGAGAATGGTAACCAAGGAGTCATAACGTAGTGATGATCGATTTCGTCAATATGAATTTTCATTGGCTCTTCTATACCAATTAATGCACCATCTGATTCGTCATCTAAAGGATGTGTATATGCAATAATTGATTCACCTGATACTAACTTAAAAAATTTAACTGGTAGTTCTGATATTTGTTGCGGGAAGTCTTTATCCATGTATATATTTATAATAATTTAACCTCGTGGATCTTAAATTTGAATTTTTCTTTACTATATATTTTAACTCTCTCACCACTATGATTTAAGGTATAATTCTTATTAGATTTCCAATGTAAGTCATCTGCAATATCATAAACCGTTGTATCAAGTGTACTCTTTCTTAATCCTCTACCAATACTTTGCAATACACGTATCTGACTCTTACTTGGACTTGCAAATATAATATTGTGTAGGTTAACTATATTTATTCCTGTAGAGAATGTACCATATGAACAGACTAATATAGCATTAGATTCTTGTTCGGTAATAGATCTAATTTCTTCGCGCGTATCTGCAGGGGTCTTGCCGGATACATAAAATACTTTTCTTTTATCATCTGTTGACTTATCTATTAATCTAAATAATGGTTCACCATGCTTCTCAACATATTGGAATAATACTAATGTATTACCTTTTAAATCGATAGCTAAATTCTTTATAAAGTTATTTCGTTTCTGACTTGTAACAATCCAATCTACCTCATCTTGATATTTCATACCATTCACTAATTTACAATGTTCCTCAGGATGTTTGAGTAATAATATATCAATCTTTATATTAGCAAGATCACCACGATCAATTAACTCTTTACTTGTTGTGATATTCTTATGTGGTCCAAATAAACCTTCAAGAACTAACTTATGTGTTTGTGTACCATCAAGAGTTCCTGTTAAGCCATATCGATATCCAGCTTCTGTGCATTTAGTAAGAATGCTTGTTAATGATTTAGCTTTAAATCCATGTGCTTCATCTCCGATCACCATACCAAACTGCTGAAAATAACCTTTTTGCATTTTGTATATAGACTGCCAAGTAGATACATATATTCTTTTTGTCTTATGGCCTTTATCTAAACCTGCCATAAT